TTTTTGTCTTTGTCGGTCAAACCCAAAGCGCCAGCAGCACGTCAGAGTTCGGAACCTACTCGCAAAGGTAGCCAAGGTTCAGGCTTTGACGACATGAGTGACGACATGCCTTTTAATTAGAACGGGTCTATAATGGTTGTATTGCCAGCAAAGGGATACAACATGATTCGTTCTAAAGAGTGTTTTAAATGCAAGACCATCATGCCGTTAAGCGAGTTCTACAAGCACAGCGCAATGGGTGATGGTCACCTAAACAAATGCAAGGAATGCACAAAAAATGATGCGACAGCCCACAGGAATAAGAATATTGAAAAAATTCGGTTGTACGACAGAACACGAGGCAAAGAATTACATCGGATTAAAGCAAATACGGAAATTTCAAAAGCATGGAGAGAGGAAGATCGACGAAGAACGGCAGCACATTCAAGTGTTGCTAGAGCCATCCGTAATGGCAGTTTATTTCGATTACCCTGTGTCAGATGTAAAGAAGAAAAATCAGTTGCGCATCATGAAGATTATGACAAACCTCTTGAGGTTATGTGGCTTTGCCAGCCTTGCCACAAGCAACGGCACAAAGAATTGAAGATTGAGTTTTGATTTTCGGGGGGAAAGCGGATGCTGTGCCTTATCGGGAAACGTGCCGGTGACCAGCAGCGTAAAGCTGACAAGCACAGTGTAGCGAGTACCCCCGCCCCTTGGCTAAAAATTTGGAGAAAAAAAATGAAATTAGATGATATACATTTTGGCGGCGAAGTAAAAAAGTTTTTTGATTTGCCCATTTTTAACCGTGTACGCTGTACCGACCCTATTACCAGCTACCAGGCGGCTGATCAGATTAAAGAGATAGCCCCCAAACACCATCAAATCATCCTAGAAGCCCTTAAAGAACATGGAGCAATGGGTAAGGATGGGATAGCCTCCAAAACAGGTTTAAACCCCAATGCCGTAGCCCGTAGACTTCCCGAACTTCAAAAGATAGACTTGGTTACCACCACTGGTCGAACCGTTAAGTCCTTAAGTGGACGGGAGGAAAGAGAATGGAAATTGATCTAGGTTTAGTTTTGTTGTTGTTTTTTATCACAGGCATTGCCGTAGGTACAGTTCTTATGGTTATACTGGCGTTGTATTATTTAGCGGAGGAAGAAAAATGAATTGCGAGGAATATTTTGATGTTTATTATTCGGACACTCTTAATCTTGAACTTGAATTAAGGTTTACTTTGACAGACTACGACCCATCTGTAGGTGTAGATTACGAGTTTGAATGGGAAGCGCTAGATGAATCCGGCAAAGATCGATGTGATGATTTACAGGAAAATGAGTGGGATGAAATAGAGCGGTTGATTTACAAGCACATCAAAGACAATTACGGTACGGCAGAAGTTTAAGCCAGCAAACCATTCATATATTGTGTTTTCCCCGCAACCTTGACGGCAGTTAATTCCTGCTTTTTAAGGTTGTTGGGGTCATAAGAAACATGCACCCACCCTGAGTTTGGTTGGCCTTGGGTATAAAACTCAAGGATTAGCTGGGTGTAGTCCAAATTATCCATAATCCATTGGGCAAGATCAGGATTTGATATACCCTGTACTTCTATATCAGCAGCTCTTCCTAGGCAATGGTCTGAAGTACGAACGCCGCCCACAGCCGCATTTGAATCAGGACTACGATAACCTGAGTTAACGGTAACAGTACCGAAATGGTCACGTACTGGTTGCAATACCTTTTCGCACAACAATTTCAAGTTTTCAAGTGTCTCTGCATCGGGAGTATTGTCAATTCCTAAACGTAATGCAGTGTCAGATCTAGTAAGTTCTTTGTCAGTAAAGTTGGCTGAAAGGTTCATTTACTTTCCTTGATTAGTCTTTGTTTGGCTAGGAATTGTCACATATCAGAGATAGGATTTTACTTGGCGATCATGCCATAACAAGGGGAAAAACATGTTTAAGTTGGAAATTAACATTTCAGAGTGGGACTTTGGTTCAGACACAGTAACTATCGAAACAAATGACTTTGACAAGATCGGAATCATCCAAGAATTCATCGAATTTCAACAGTTGCACGGCTGGTGCGTTGACTATGACGTTACTGAGGAATATCTTTACAACCAATGCGACGAAGACGAAAGCGACGAAGACGAAGAATCCGAAGAATACGAAATCGGAGAGATCGTAGAAGACGAAGATGGAGTTGTTTGGCAGCGTATGGCATAATTTTTATGCAGTTGTCTTTAGGGGAGTCTTCGGACTCCCTTTTTTATACATCGTAAATCTTGCCTCTAAACTCAATTTGTCCATCGGCCCACTTATGCACGAGTTCAGGCCAAAGTAATTGGCCTTTATAAAAGGTAAGCACAGCAAACCCTGAACGCCAGTTGGTTGGAGCATCTTCAAGGTAATTTATAAACTGTGGGCCGCCAGGCTCTGCAAGTGTGCCTGTATCAACGCCAAATCGATTACCGTTGTAATCAGCAAATGGCGTCACTTTGAGGCTGTGAAGATGGCCTGTAACGATACTTACGCCAGCATTGACTGTATTGTTATGTGTAGCATGTAAACCGCCTTTCCAGCGGTGTTTGACAGCTACATTCTCTGTAGGCCAACACGACCAACATGGATGCCAAGCAGGAAAATGGTCTTTTAAAGTAAATCCTTTGATAAATTCATATTGCGGCGCATTGGCTGCTAAACGGTTTTCAAATCGAGCGTCATGGTTGCCAAGCGTCCATATAAATTGAGTATTACGTCTAGCTTTTTTGGCGGTATCTTCTATTTCTCCAAGCGCAATTTCGCAGGCTTTGAGTTCTTGTATTACCGATGGCGTTGAATCCCATCCAATACGAGGAAAGCGACTAATAGAAGCGCCATCAAATACATCTCCATTGGCAATGATGGCTTTGGGTTGAAACTCTTTAATCGCCCAAAGAAGACCTTTATACGCTGTGGTATGGATGCTAGGCCAAAAATGAGCATCGCTAAAAACCAAAACAACACCATTTTCAATCCCCAATTCTTTTCTAGCGGGGTTGTCGGGCTTTAGTATAGTTTCAGCTTTTGCCCTAGAAACAAGCGCAATTCCTGTTCTGTCTTCAATTTCTTTACGCCGTTTGTAAATTTGCCTCTCATTCATTTTGAGAGCAACAGCCACTTTACTGGCTGATTTATGCGTATTCCAAATCTCAATAAACTCTTCGTCGTTAAAAACAGGATTAGCCATAACAACTCCAATGAAGTTGCCTGAAATTAAATCAAATCAATGACAACGAGATGAATCTTAACGTTATTTGTTAAGTTTTACTTGCTTGGTTCGCTTTGATGCAACAGTTCGTCTTTTCGCTGACTACCAGCACTTGAGCCAAAATAAAAAGCAATGATGCCCGTCCATGCCGTTCCAAGAGATCCAAGCATAAGCATCAGCGCATCAGATGTTTTGAAATGTTCGGTCATCAAACCAACTAAAATGCCAAAAAAACCAACGGTAACTGCTATTGCCATTAAACCTGGTATCAAAGATTGAGTTTTAGATTGCATATCCCGCGCTGATTTGCGGTCATCTACGGCAATCTTTTCAAAGTCTAAGCCCAATTCTTGCGCACGAGCCGCCATGGCAATTTCTGCTTGTTTAATGGCTCCTATCTGTTCGGCAGATAACTTGCCTTCTGCAATGGTCTTATTAACGTCTTTAGGATCAACGCCAATGGCTTTGCTGATTGCGTCAACTGCCAAGCCTGCTAATGGCCCACCAAATGCGGTTGCAATAGTGGGAGCAATTTGTTTAAGCCAATCCATCATTTTTCCTTTGCTTGTTTAATTAATTTTTGCACTTGTTCTTGCTGTTGTTTTGTTTCATGTTTTGCTTCAAGTATGTCAACATACAACATACCCATTAAGGGTAGCAAGATACCCACTAGCAAACAACAAAGTATCATTCCGATCACATTTTCCCAATCTTGTTTAAGAGGCCGAGGAGCAACCACATATATAGGAGGAATAGGATAGTCGCCAGCAGATACGCTTGCCTTTCTTTTAGCAGCCGTTCCTCTTCCTTGCGTTGCCATGATTCATCGTCCCGTTTCTTTCTTGCTTTATTTTGCTCTTCCTGAATAATGTCTCGTGTCTCAAACGTGCGGCTGTACAAAGCTCCCATTTCTTTAGGCGCACCGTATACCATCACTTCTCTTATTTCTACCTCCAAAGCCGCCATTTGGTCTTGAGCCATTACCCGTTTTAGAGCGGCCTCCATCAAATTTGCGTCAGGGTCGTAAACAGTTTTGCTCTTTTCTTCTTCTTCTCTAATATGCGTTGCCAACTGGTCTTGAAGTTTAAAAAAATTAGTCAGTTGCGTGACTATGTCAGACATTACCTTGGTTTCATCAACCGCTACAAAGGCTTCCTTCTTTTTCGCCACAGGCTTTGCCGTGTCTTGTTTTGCTCCAAAGAACTTAGACCAAAACCCACGGACTTCGTTTGCGACACCAACAGCTTCTGTAATTGTGGATTTGACTTCCATGAAGGACTCTTTGCATTGCTTGTACAAAGCGGTTCCTTCTTTGATTGCACTAACACAAGCTTTGGCGGCAAAAAGGATGGTGAGCGGGTCAATTTTTAACTCTTGCCAAGAAAATTATGAGAGATAAATCCAACAATTGAACTGATAGCAGAAACAATAGCTATTCCCATCCACACGCCCCCTTTGCCTTTGTTTACCAAGGCAATGAGTTCATCTATGGATGCTTCAAGCTTATCCAGCTTCTTTTCTAGATTTTCTACTTTGGCAGTTAAAGCGCCAAAAGCAACTGGATCGATTTCGCTCAT